AAATCTCTAGTCCTCTTCTCTGGAGTATCAACTCCCGCAATTCTTACCCGTTCTTTCTTGTATAAATCGAATCCAAGATCTATCAGAACATCTATCGTATCTCCGTCTAGTACTTTCACTATTTTCGTCACTCGGAAGTTGTAACAACTCTTCCTTGACGGTGGAACCATTGCTCCCATCTTGATACTCCATAAGTGTATTATTTAGCATCTCTTCAATTGGAGTTCTTTCTTGTTCAGACTTCCAATTCCTCATCTCCTGAATCACCATGTTCGGGTTCAGTGGAGATGTGACCATGAACAATGTCGTTAGGATACCATTCATCATACTTAAATATCCAGTATATACTAACACTTACTAGGACTAATAGCAAGGCTATCATAATATTTATTGACCATACTATATCACTGTGCATATACCTCACCAATCTCCCAACACCTTAGATTTTCATCTTTAATAACATCCATAGCAAATTCCATTCTATTAGCAGGAACTACTACACAGTATCCAATACCAAGATTAAATACTCTTCTCATTTCCAATTCATCAACATTGCCTTTGAGTTGAATTTTCTTAAAGATTTCTGGAACACTCCACGAATTCCAATCTATATTAGCTTTCAATCCTTTAGGTAAACACCGTGGTAAGTTCTCTGGTATACCACCACCTGTGATATGTGCCATACCATATACCTCATCCATCTCACTTAACAATCTATTGACTACTGGTGCATAGATTGTAGTTGGTGTAAGTAACTCAGGATGTTCAGCAAAAAATATCTGATGTCTAGTCAACAGATAATTGACCAAACTATATCCATTACTATGCAATCCACTACTTTCTATACCAATAATCTTATCACTTGGTTTGATAGAAGACCCATCTATAATATCCACCTTATCCACTATACCAGTACAGAAACCTGCCATATCATAATGAAGTTGTCTTGGATGTTCAGCAGTTTCTCCTCCTAAGAGATCCATTCCTGCTATCTCACATCCTTTCAAAACTCCTATCATAATATCTGCTACATTACCATCCAACCTTTGGGTGGAAACGTAATCTAAAAAATATAATGGTTTTGCACCACACGTAATCACATCGTTGGCACACATAGCAACCAAGTCTTGACCAATAGTTGTATAGTCGTTAGCAACTTGACAGATATTAATTTTAGTACCTACACCATCAGCACCAGATACTAAAAAAGGTTCATCATATCCTTGTGGAATCTTCATCATTCCACCAAACCCACCAAGGCTAGGAACTTTCTTCTTGAGTTCTTCTACAAACTTATTGCCAGCATCTATATCGACACCAGCAGTTTTGTAATCAATCACAATTCCCTCCTGTTTGAAATCAAGAGGATCATCCCACTGTCGTTCAGTCACGTTGTCTCCAGTCGTCAGACCTCTCATTATGAAACCAGTCTACCACATCTTGTGGATCTGCGAAACCCCTTCGATGATGAGTTGAGTCGGGGTCTCCAATATTCAACTCATTCAGAAAAGAATCAGTCGGGTCTGTGCTAATTCTTCTTGCAGTGCTTAACATACCTCTTGCTGCGGTATTTGCTTTTGCTAATTTCTCTGCCCAAATCATATCCTCTAAACTAACTTCAACTCCAGCACCTATGTCTTTGCATATAGATGCTAACCTCAACCGATATTGAGTAGAAAGCATAAGGTTAATAAATGTGTACTATTATTTATGTTTATATCTATGGGGGTTACGTGGTCCATCTATAGAGAAAAACGCTATGGGTAGAAATAAAACCCAACTGAATAGAGCAAGAGTATTCATATTTTGCCCTACCCATTCTATTAGAAATTTAAGCATATGCTTGTGCTGCTAACCAAACTGATAAACTTAAAGAGGTTCCCATGATGGTGAGTCGGCTCATCCACCACATTATTTCGTGCTTCATTCTAATGTCCCATTGGAATGCCTGAAGAAAGAAAATCAGATATTTTCTGTACTTCTTCTGTGACACAATAATCAATAGAAGAAGGATGTTCCTTCAATGCAGGGACATCTTCTTTGCAATTTTGTATTGCTTGATATGAATCTTCTGCGTATTCGCAGATTTCATAATGTTTGTGTTGATTATCGTGATAACCAACTGTGTAATGCTTTTTCTGAGTCAGGGGCATGATCTTTCAATCCCATACTGCAGATATTTATAGCACAGTATAGTAATTTTTGCCTAGTTCAGTGTGGACTCACACACACTGTTAGGCTCTGACCACAATGTCTCCATCATCATCGTCATCATCATCTTCATCAACCGAAGGATCTGATAATTCATCTTTAAGTTTTGATATTCTCTCTTGCAATTCTTTATATTCTTCTAAGTCACATTCAGTTTTTTGCTCAAAGGTAACACCCATTAATTGTTCACCAGGTTCTACATCAATCATTTCTGGATGAACTCTTTTAGTTACCTCAGTAGTCCATGTGCCTTGCCTATAATTCTTTATAGGCATCTCATCAATAGATTTTAAATTTCTCCACATCAAAGCAAAAGCAGCACCTGCCAGTGCTGCTGAACTCAAAATAAAAAGTAATGCTGTTACGTTATTCACTAAAGTAAAATTGCTCCTATAATAAATCCTTTCGCAAAGGAAAGGCATAACATCTGATAATTAGATAATTTGAATTTGCCTTGAAATTTATATGCAAGATTTTTATCCCACTCTTTTACTTGATGAAAAGTTTCTTTAATATTAAGATTCCACACTGTTCTCTCCTCTCTTTAAATAGTATTTGGTCGATTTAAATATAATACCATGATATTCTAAAAGAGACAACTTGGATTCTGTCATTTCTTTAGTATAAAAAATGACAGGTTGTTCTCTGTACTCTAAATCTCCACTCATGATTTCTCCTCCTTTGCTATTGACTTATAATATTCTAACTTACGCCGAAGAAAGATTACTTCTTTCTCCAACTTCTCATTTTCAGTAGTCAAGTCTGCGATTTCTTGCTCGTAAAGGATAATCATACTCTCCAATCGAAGGACATCATTCTCTAAATCCCAACGGGGTTTGGGATATGGGGTGTTCATTTTACTAATTAGTTAGTTATTTAATGTCCTCTTTATCTTTACAATTGATACCTATTCAATATCTTCTACACATGCATCACTGAAATTCTCTGCCAGATCTCCACCCAACTCTGCACCTTCATTCATTCCTATCATCGAAGCAGCACCAGCCAAAACCCAACCAACAAAAGGTATAGAGGAAAGACCAGAACCAACAGAAGCACCAACGCTCCCACCGACCATCCTTCCTGTACCTTCACCACTTCCTCTTGCTTTGATGCACTCAACAGTTTTGGCACTAATCTTCTTTTCGCCATCACCTGTCAACCCCGATGGATCAATCCACGCAGTTCGAGTAGATACAGGACCATCATGATGCACTGCACCATTCATCGTATACTCTTGCGTAAGAATTGTAGGTTGACCTTTACTGAATAGTCCACCCTTGCCAGGTATAGTCTTAGTAGTGAACATAGATTTAGGATCATTGGCATTATACCTTATCCTATATCCTTGAGTTCCTGCTTCAACTTCATAAGAAGTATACTCACTTACAGGAATGTTAAGTTGAGGGAACTTACTTAATGGTTTTCTATTGGCAATAATACCAATCATACCTAGATGAGAAAGACCAAGTAGACCACCTAATCCGATGGCAATCCACTTGGTTTTATTGATGTTTTTGATTTCCATAACAAAATCCTCTTGTTACATTGTGAATTTTTCGTCTGATTGTGTATCAGTACTAATTTTAATAGGTGCTTGCTCAATTCTAATTGTTTGAGTAGGACCAGTCTGTGATGCTTTTTCGATTAACAACTCAAGATCTTTCTTGCTAATGCCACCGCCACCGCCACCATTACCACCATTACCATTACCATTCTTATCCATTTTCATAGTACCATCATTCTTTTTACTAGCAGTTTGGATTCCGAAGCTAGCTAAAACTCCTGTAAAAACTGAAGCTATAAATGTTGGATCAATTTTCTGTTGTGGTACACCTGGAATAGCCACATAATTTAAAGTCAATATTCCTCCCGACCAGGCAAGAACGGTAATTCTCACAAAAGTGGAGATGATTGCTGCTTGTTCGTCAGCATCTGGAAGAATAGCATCCTTTGCTTTTTGAAATAACCCTTTCTTTTCTTCTTTGGGTTCTTCAACACTCTCTTCTACTACTTCCTCTTTTACTTCGTCAGGCATAAAAATAGGGCATCTATATTCTATATAGACACCTTAATTTTTAATTAACTGGTAGGAATAAAAAATCAGGAAAGTAATAGTTAACTTCAATGAGTATAACAGCAGTAATAGTCAACCATATAGTTGCTACAACTGGTGCTGACCTAAACCATTTGGTATAGAAAATTTTAAAAATAGAATTCATTTAAAACTGAGAAACTCCTAGTCCCCCTGAAGGTATTGATGCTTGTCCTGCTGGTGGTGCAAGATCAGGAGAACCTATCGGAAGGTCTCCACCAAGAGAACCACCTAGACCACCAAGTGCCTTTTCTTTTATATCTTCTATGATGGCTTCCCTATTAAGGTAAACGTACCCACCAGTGCCAACAACGGCAACAGATACAACAGTAGACGCAAGAGCAAGTACATTAATTATT